GTCAGAGTAAGACTATATTTACCATTTGAAGCTGTAGCGGTATTTGCATCATAAGTACCTGAAAAACTTACAAGTCCCGTAGTTCCGCTTGCCGCTTCTGCATTTGCTTTTGTAGTAAATAGTGCGAACTCCGTAGTAGCATTTGTTCCACCATTATAGGAGTTTGATTCATCACCAACTCTAACAAAGTGGTGGGTGCTATTCAAGCCAGTTACACCCGTTCCTCCAGTAATGAATACTTGGTCACCTGTGCTAAGACCATGAGCCGATGCAGTAGTAAGAACATTATTTGTAGAATCCATAGCCGAAATAGTTACTTTCTGGCCTGGGAAGGTAGTGGCTTTATCAGCCGCTACTGCTGCTTCGATACCTACAGAAGTTAGTCGATTTCGAATAAAGTTCTTTGTACTTGTAGTTGCTTCATCAATCGCAGGGGTTACACCCATTGTACTAGAAGAGGAACTTACAAGATTGAACTGTCGTCCCTGTGCGTTGTCAGTATCAATGAATATGTCACCAAGAGCGATAGTAGACCCATCAGTAGTAGTTGCACTGTTTGCAGGAGCAGCAGTTCCCAAGAATACATTTCCAGATACATCTTGTATCTCTTTTGCGAATCCAGACCAGTTAAGAGTAGCAATACCGTCAACATCGAAGTCAACAGAAACTTCGTTTACGATTGCTTCAGGAAGTCTGTATACAATAGGATTACTTGTAGCTGTATCTATCATAAAGAATAGTACGAAACTTGTAAGTGCTGATCTGTTAGATTCTTGAATTGTAATTACAGAGCTAGTGCTTCCAGGAGTGATTACTCCACCAGCTACTCCGCCTCCAGTTCCTGCTGCATTTGTTGCACGGGTAAACCCGCTTCCAAGTGTGTAAGTATCCGCTCCAAACATAGAAGCAAAGAAAGCCTCTTCCACAGCATGAACTTCTGCTGCATTAGACGCTTCTTTTACTCCAGAGGCTACGCTACCCGAAGTCTTGGATATAAAAGGACGTATATAGCTTGAGAAAGACCATTCAGCGGGAGCAAGAGAGTCTGTAAACACACGACGACCCCTTCTACTTACTCCTGCCGTACTTTCCATTTCCGCTAGTGTTATCTCTGAAGTATTTGTTGTCTGAGAAAAACTGTATCCATCAAGAACAGGTACTTCCCAAATTGCCCCAGCTCCTAACTTAGCGGCTGTCTCTGTATTATCAGCAGGATTACGAAACTGAATGAACATTCTCGTATCACGGCTAAAATATAATTGTTGTGCCATAGATTATCTCCTATGAACTTGAAAAGACTGGTCGTGAATATTTATTCGTGCCAGAATTTTCCTAGTAACGAACCTCTATAAGTATCTCTCCAACTCCTAGAGGATCTAATACACCTTCATCAGTATCTATACTAAGAATGGTGATTTGTTGAGTAAACTGTTCTAAACCATTTCGATCATGATATTTTAAACGACTGTTTTCTTCTAAAACAGTTTCTACATCTTCTAGTAACTCGTCTAGCGCAGCCACGGAGTCTTCTTCATTTACATAACATCTAACAGTTACATTTAGGAAACGATCTTTATACCCCCCTGTCTGATACTGCCTTGTCTCTGAGCCAGCATTTAAGTGGATTGCAGGAAACTCTTCTACTTCATCCCAGAACTTTAATCTAGAACTTGTCTCTGCAACTGATTGCTTAAATAATCCTCTTCCATCAATTCCTGCTAGTTTATCTGCTAGTGCTTTTGTAATGCCTGCTCTACGAGAAGTATATTGTCTTATATTTGCCACTACATTCTCCTAGTGTAAAATCTTCCTAAAGCCATATTAGCGGCTACTTCCCTTATGGACTTATCAATTAGTCGTCTAGGGTCTCTTTGAGGATTTGCCCAAGGTGCAGATCCTTCTCCCATTTCATATACTTGATAAGGGTCTTTTTGATAAGAGTACCCAAAACTTAGAAAACCTTGTTTAGTTTGCATTACATCAGTAATTTTTACGCTTCGTGCAAGTCTACCGCTTTGATTTTGCAGTCTAGGAGACCTCATATTTTTTTGTACAACTTGCGGAAGTTTTTCATTTATTATTGATGCTAAGTTAAAAGGGCTGAACTGTGGTTGGCTGCCCCGTCCTTTTTTCTTCAGTGATGCTGCTGCTTTTGCATCAACTCCTGAGCTACTAGCTCTTGGTATTCTTTTTTGTGTTTTAAGAACAGTATTTGCGGTACCTTTTGATTTCTCTTTTATATTCTTTTTTCTTGCTCCTTGACTCCTCTGTTTCCCTGCAGAAGCATCTAATAAAATCATGGACGTTGCTTGTAGTAACGTAGTAGAACCTTTTAATGTTGCAATGTCTTGTAAATCTTTTTCTAGTTGAGCAATAGCAGCAGCCTCAAGGTCTTTCATTTCTTGGTTTGTTGCTGCTTTCTGCAAAAATATACTAGGAATATATTCTTTCTTTAGCTTTCCATTTTGTATAATTTGAGTATGATCTATAACTACTTTAAGTTTGTTTTCGTATCTTTCTATTGCTTCGTCAAAAAGGGTGGTATCCCCTTTAAAAGCAGCAACTGTAGATTTTGCTTTTGCCGCAGAAATTGCTGATACTGCTAAGCCCTCGTTACCTTCTGCATGACCTAACTGACTCCCAAATACATTATCACGCCCTGAAGTTTTATCTAGCTGTTTTTCGTCTGCTTTTGAAACTTTATTCTCTAAGTGGTGCTCTATTATTAAATCATTTAGTTCTTTTTTTCTACCTTTCCAAGATCCTCTACCCTCTTCAAAGTCTCTATAAGTTCTTATTATAAAAGTTCTTCTTTGTCTATTATCTAATTTTTTCTTTGCATCAAGAAAGCGTTTCTTTTCAGCCTTCTCTTTTATGCTAGAAAGAAATCCAGTTTCTAGGGTGGATCTTATTTTTGTTTCATATTTATCTGCAATTTTTTTAAGGGTTGCTTTTGTAATATCTGGAAAAAGTTCTTCTATAATAGTATTAAAACGTCTACTTATAATTACTAAAATTTGACCCTCGACTTTTCTAGTCAGCTCTCTTCTGAGTCTTTTATTAGCATCTTCTTGTATTTGTGCTACTATATTTTCTGCTAATTGCCCTAATTTACTACTAGACATTAAAAGTTTTTATACAAGTCTAAGACTCGCTTAATGTGATCTGGAAAAGATACATTATTGTTTTGGCTAGTGCTACCCTGATTTTGCAGACTGGCTCCTGCTATGGTCTGTCGCTGCTTGTGTTCATCTTTTAAGTAGTAAGTAACTAAATCAAGGACAGCAAGCTTTAAGTCAGTTGGTATAGAACTATATCCTGCAGTATATACCACCTTTACTGCGTCTACTCCCTGTGGCCAGTTTTTGTACCTGCCCGAAGAAAGTGTTCTGAGTACACTATCAGTTGCTGAGTCGAGAGCGTATTCATATGCGCCCGTAGTAAGAGTCGTGTAAGCATCTGAATAAGAGTTTCTTTCTTGTACACTTACTATTGCATTTACAGGGCTTTCTGTCAGCTGAACAATATATGTTCCCCAGTTTAGAGTAAACGTTTCTGTTTTGTTACTCGAAAAGAAGTCAACAAAACTATTGCCACAATAAGTCTTTACTAATTGGCTCACAGAAGGTATAAGAACGTTTAGTCGAGCATCGTCCTTTGGAGCAGAAATGCCTTCGGCAGTCTTATATTCTTGTAATGTAATTAAATTCGCCATAAGTCAATTAGTAAAAACTTGGGGGAGGAAACCTCCCCCTAGTTATTATGATAGCTAGTATCGGTTTACTGATACTCGATTCTAACTGATCCGTTGTCGCCAGGATGTGCGTTTGCTTTCGCTTCAAGCTCTGCGAAGCCAAGAGCCTGAGAAGCAACAATCGCTGTACGCTGATTTGCAACTTCGTAGTCAGTCTCTACGTTAACGCCTCTGAGTCGAGGAATAACAAAGTTATTTACGTTAACTGCAACCGCTGCGGTGCTTGTTACAGCTCCGCCTTCACCTGTAGCACTCGCAAGAACGTCAGATGCGATTACAGGAGATCCGTAAACGGCTCCTACAACGCCGAGACGCTTGAATGCTAAGTCTGAACCAACCTCTGAAACGTCGGAGAATCCGTCGTCATTTATAAGGTTGTAATACTGATCCACAGGTACAATGTACGCTACGTCAGTGGGGTTCAAACCAAACTTACCCATTTCAGATCGAATTGAAAGCAAGTTTGCAGTAGTAATTGCATCGGAAGTTCCAGATGCGTCAGGGTCAGTTACAAGAGTAGAATCAAACGCTAAGAATGATCCAGCTCCATCAGTTCCTGCTCCACCTACGATACCTGCGATTGAAGAGTTACCAATTAGAATCGCAGAGTCGATTGCTTTCGCGTGTGCACGTGCGAGAGCAGGTGTAAGAATAGGAAGAAGTGAAAGAACAACTTGCTCATCAGTATCGTTGCTCAAGAAAGTTCCTGAGATCAATCTGTGAGTCTGAAGCACGATACGATTTACATTGAAGTTATTATCGCTCGCTCCTTTCTCTTCCAATAAGTTAGCAGTAGTTCCTAAGCCGTCTGCGCTAAAGTTAGCGTTTTCGCTATCAGGAATGATGGGCAGTACAGTTGCACCTGAAGCCACTTGTATCTCTCTAAAGAGAGGGGCAACCTTCTGCTCGATTTTCACAGCTTCTTCAAAAGTTGAAGCAACTGCTACATCGATACCTGCAGAAGAAGTAGCGTCATAAGTTACGCCAGCTTTTTCAAGTACCTCTTGTCCGTACTTAGTATCTACGATACCTTTCTTGAATACTTTTCCTAAAAGACTCGCATGAAGTAACTCGGTCTTAACTTCAGGAGTAAGTTCTCCAGTACCACGATTTGAGAAAACACGCTTAGACTCACGCATTTTATTCAGCTCATCTTGCTTCTCTTTCAGAGCTGCTTCGTGTTGCTTAACAATTTCTGCTGTATCAGCAGACTGTGCATTAAGCTTTTCTTCGAGGTCTTTAAGCAGACGCTCTGTTCCTGATTCAACACCAGTAACAATAGCTTGCTTAACTTCCTCTTCCTGCTGAGCCTTAGCCTCTGCTTCCGCAGCAGCTTTTTCCTCAGCTTCCTTTGTAGCGGCCTCTTCGGCAGCTTTTTGCTCGGCTTGCTTCATGGCTATCTTAGCAGCAGTTTCCTCAGCTA